TCGCAGGACTGTTTCATAATTTAATGAGCGCAATTCACGTATTCGCAGAAGAACTTTTAGATTTGGCAACATATAACGCAATTAGAAAGACTCAAGTTAATAAGGCTTGGGAACAATTCACACAAGACTTAGAGAAGATGGAGGATCCAAATGGCTGAAAAACCAATGAATCCGTTGGCAGGCCCAGCAGGTCCTGGACCATACTCCACACGTACAGACCAACTTCGTTTTCAATCACCAGAATATGGCGCAGGTGTAGAGCAAGCCGCTATCAAAGCAGGCGCTCCACTTGCATCAACACCAGATGTACGCCCAACATCACGTAGCGAGATGGGTATGGCTCCAAGTCAAACATCTACAACATCGTTGTATGCTCCATCATCGCGCCCAAATGAACCGGTTACATCGGGCATCCCAATGGGAGAAGGACCTGGATCAGAAATTCTTGGGTTTAGTAATGCTCGCCAATCTGACGCAGACATTATTGCAAAGTATATGCCAGCCCTTGATGCAATGGCATCAGCACCAGATTCTCCACAATCATTCCGTATTTTTGTACGTAACTTGCAAGGAAACCTGTGAATCAATTTGTCAAAGATGTCACTGCTTTTGTTGACGCATTAGGCGATGATGAACCAGCAATCATTTTATCGTTGGCTCAGATTCCTTGGGAAAGCGACGACGACAGAGATGACTTTATTAAGAATCTTACTAGGGAGGTCTAATGCCTAACTATTGGGATAGTCTTAAAGATGCAGTAGCAACAGCTATTGGTAAAGGTTTATCTACGCCTTTTAAGGCCGCAACAGGCCTTGGCGGTGGTATGACACAAGCCAGAGTTGCACAGGCTGGCGCACCAGAACCAGTAGCTGCTGGACTTGGAAGTGTTGTACGTGGTAAACAAGCCGAAGCAGAAAAGATGGCAAAGGCTGCAGGAAAGAAGGCAGTAGATATTGCTGCTAAGCCGTCCGAAGCTGTGCGTGCAGACGTATTTTTTAACCTTGGAGTCGAACAGGTAGATAAATTCTACCAATGGGCTTATCCTAAAGTTGCTCAACCTATTAGCACAGCGTTTCTTGCAAGTGCAGATAATGTTGCAGGTGAAGGTCTTAACCTAGTTGAGAATTGGAAGCTAGCCCGTGAGGTCAGTCCAGCACAAGCATTTGCTGGATATGGACAAGCAGTTCTTGAAAGAACTGGCGTAACACCATTCTTGGAAGAACAAGGAGCGCCACTTCCACTATTCTTAGACCCTAACTTTAATATCGCTGACCCAGATGAGCGCAAAGCAGCTTTCGAAAAAGATATTTTTGGTAGAGCATTTACTGGTGGTTTAGATGCACTCCTTAATTGGTATGCAGATCCAGGTGTTATTATTGGCAAAGCTATTGCCTTTGGTAAGATTGCTAACTTAGATCGCCCTATTGAATCTGCAAAGGATGTAGTTAGACTACGTTCTGAGTTAGATACACACGGTGTATGGCTTAAGTCTGGTGGCACTATTGGACGCGAGACTCCAATGGGTGTCGTTGCACAACGCTTAACTGGTAAAAATGCTGAGGAGATTTATGATGATGTCTTTGTTCGCAGGACAACCAATCCTACTCTTGTAGCAGGCATTGGTGGAGACATTGATAACTATGATGATATGGCAGACTTTCTTGCTGCAGCGGCCGGAGATAAGGCTTCTTTATTAAAGTTAGAAAAAACTCGTGCTTCTATTGCAGATGATATCCGTCGTAATCAAGAACTCTTAGATCCGATTGAAAAGAAATACAACGAGATTCCCTGGGGTCAGGCTACTAATATCGAACAGTTACAGCCTACAGTTCAAGAGTATGATCGCTTATCAAAGGTCCTAGAAGATTTACGTAGACGTGACACGAATCTTGATCGCGCCATTAGCGAAAACATAAGCGACTTCCGTGTTATTACAGATTACTCTTCCGCAGCAGATGTGCAGTTATTCAATAAAAACATCGGCGTTGCCGTTGAAAAAGCTAGAGCAAAAGCATCAGAGGCTTACCACAATGTCTCATTCTATACTGAAACATTCCGCAAGACACCATTTAGTCGCGCTGTAACAGTAATAAGTTTGCCATTTAACAAACTTCCCCGAGGCATCGTCAGGGTTGATGGTGGTCCAGTAGCAGACTCCTTCAGTGAAATCAAATATGCCCTCAATTCCGTTAAACCTTTACGCAGCATTGAATATGCTGCAGTTAAAAACGACCTTGCTCGCTCATATCTTAATGCTCGTAATGCAAAAGAACGTGGCATTGCTGTAGAAAATATCGAATCTGAAATCGCAGATATCATTGCTTTAGAAAAGGGTATGTCCCTCGAAGAAGCACGTGACGTATACCGCAACTTTGTCCAAGTTCGCAAGGGTATTATGAACAACATCCAGAAAAATGCTTTCGATGTTGATAATAATGGCGATCTTGTTACATCCGCTTTCTGGAAAACTGAAATGCCTAACATTATTCCTATGATGAATTTCAAGGATTTTGAGAAGGCGCTAGATTTCTACCGTGCTTTTGGCGAAAAAGGTTTGATGACTCGACGTGCTGGGCAAGAAGTAATCTCAGCAGCAGATTTTCTTAACCAGTTATTCAAGGTTTCAGTTCTTACTCGTCTTGGATATCCTATGCGTAACACTATTGATGGTCAACTTCGTGCTTTCCTAACGCTTAAGGGGATGGCTAAGACTGACGATTACTTTAAGAACTTTGTAAGCAATACCAAAACTCGGGCTATCCTTGCTAAAAACTTTACTCAAGAGACGGTTCAACTTAAGAATCCATATCAACTACGTCAACAGACTGGTAAGTTAATTGCAACTCGAAACAATTTTGTTGATGTACGTAACTCCATCCTTGATGAATTAACACCACAGGCTTACTATGCTGGAGCTTCTGGGGTATTCGGAAAGCAAGTAGATCCAGCAATGGTTGAACTTGCAGTATCATCTAAGACGAAACCACTTCTAAAGGGTCCAAAGCGCGAAGCATACTTTGAACTTCTTGATAAGAAGAAGAAGCAGGGTGGCTTACTTTTTGGTCAGGAAAAAGAACGTTATCAAAAGCTAGAACAAGAGGCTTTTGGCAAATATATCCGTGAAGAAGTAGTACCAGGATTACCTAAAGACGTAACTCTTGTCTATGCAGATTATCCTAGCGGTAAAATCTTCTACAAGATTCCTGGCACAAAGGGTCGTATACCTAAAGGCGCATATCCAGAGATGCAGCCACGCAAGGGTATTCCGGCATCTATGCTAGAGATGGAAATACAAGCAGGCAAGACGCCAAAGTTACGCGCTAAAGAGCCATCTGCTCGTCCAGATATTCGTGTCGTAACATCTTATGACATCTCTCGTAAACAAAACTTTGAAGATATTGCTGAGATTATTGGCGAAGACCAGATGCGTCGTGTTCGTACATATAGCGATAAAATTAATAAACTTAATGACGAGATTGATGCAAAGATTGTTGAGTCACAAGAACTAGCACTTATTCGTTCTGAGTTGAAAATCAAGCGTGCTGGCGAAACTGATGTAGAGTTAATCTCACCACGAGGAAAACTGGTCAATGCTGAAGGTGCATTTGCTGGACCTAACGGATTCCTTACTCGTCAAGATTCATCTAGCGCAAGGTCTTTGAACTGGCTTACGGAGCAACAGTCTTATCTTGCTTTTGATGCCGAGAAAGGCGCTCGTTCACCACTATTCAAAGGTAAACTTAGCGAGAACCGTGATTTTGTAAAGCCAACAGATCCGCAGTATTTTAATGAACTAGCAAACTTTGCTAATAACCGCCTACGCAAAGACCAGTTAGCTATGCGTATCCTAGAAGGACAAGGCGATAGCGAGATTGCAGGATGGTTACGTACCAAGGGTAAGTTCTACCTGCGCGAGATTGACGCTGATATTAAGCCAGATGAGATTATGGATCATATTGCACAGGCTCGCGCCCGTGTATATCGAATCTTCCCAGACCAGCAGATGCGTTCTCTTATTGCAAGAGAAGAATTATCGCCAGAACAGTTTGATGTTCTGATGCGTGGTATGCCAAATCTGCCTACTATCGCAGGTCGCCAGATTATGGAAGATGGATTCTTATATGGTTCAGGTGCAATCCGTAGAGGTTTTGATAAGTTCACTAACAAACTATTTGAAATCATCGGAACAACGCCTGAAGATAATCTAGTTGCGTGGCCATTCTATAACAAGTTATATCTACGTGCGTTACAACGTGAGGTTAATCTTGCTGAAGACCTAGGCAAGAATATCCTAGACGAAGAGTTAATTATTCAAATGCAACGTAGCGCCCACGCTCAGGCTTTGAAGACAACAAACCAGACTTTGTATCGTGTAACAAACAACACTGGTATGTCTAATACTTTGCGTTTCTTGATTCCTTTCTTTAATGCACAATATAATGCAGTCAAGGTTTATGGAAAGTTGTTATTCCAAGATCCTTCTCGTATTGCACGTGCGTCACAAATCTGGAATCTACCAAATCGTGTAGCTACAGTTGTAGATGATGAAGGAAATCAAGTTCCACCAGGAGCGCCTCCGTCAACTCCTCAGTTTATCTTGCTTACTATTCCTGAGAATCTTCAAGGCAAGTTTGGTATTCCAAAGGGTTATCAGGTATCAATCCCAAAGAATAGCCTTAACGTATTTTTGCAGGGCGAAAACCCGTTGGCACCAGCGTTTGGTGTTCCAGTGACAATCGCAACATCATCGTTTGCTAACAGCAGACCTGAAGTTGTAGAAGATGCACGTAAATGGTTAGTACGAGCAGTAGGTGAAGAAGGCGCTAATACTGTTATGAGTAGCCTTTTGCCTTTTGGCCGTCCAGCAGAAAAGCCTTGGGACCTTTTGTTGCCAGCAGCAGCCCGTAAGATTGCTGCAAACCAAGCAGAGTTAGGTAATGAAGCCTTTGGTCGTGCAGTTGTTTCTGCCTACAAGACTTTGGTTTACCAATGGGATCAGGATGGACGAGTAGGAAAGCAACCAACATTCAAGGATGCTATGCGTCTTGCTAAAGATATCTATGATATCCGCATTGCGACTAACCTTGTTCTGCCTTTCACATTCTCATTCCGCCCAGAATGGCAGATAATTGTCGATGATTACCGTCGCGCACTTACTGACCCAATCGTAGGACGTGAAAGAGTTGATGATTACATCCTAGGTAAGTATGGCGACATTGGTTATCTGATGACAGCGCCTACATCAAAGAACGCTACTGGCGTACTGCAGACTCCTAATGCTGTAAGAAACACCAAAGAGTTCTCAGGCTTGATGGGCAAGATGGATGAACTAAATACACCAGGTCTAATAGGTTTCTTAGCAAACTTTGGAGTGACCGCTGATAAGTATTCCGATGCAGCAGCCAACTACTTCCGTAATAAAGATGTACGTCCTGGGGGAGAATATAAGTTTACTGAAACTCGTGCAGCAAATGAGGTTCTCAAAGACCGTGAAATCAGTCTTGGTTGGATTTCATACACCAAGGAAATGCAGAAACGAGATGCAGCACTTGCTAGAGAAGGAATTAACTCTATAGATTCTAAGAGAGCGCAACAACTTGGCTACACTGCTAAGTGGGAAGCCTATGTTAGTGGCCTCAAAGAGTACTATCCAGCTTGGGGTCAAGAAAAAGAGTTTGGCGATACAGATTTTAACAAGACAAAGCGTTATATTAAGGGCCTCACCACTATTGTCCAAGATAAAAAATGGATGGCTAAATATGGTGGCAGTACTACTATGGACGCTATATCTGATTACATTACTAATCGTCAATGGCTTGCACAACAACTTGACAAACGCGAAAAAATCTTTGGATCGCGCAGTATTAAGAATGAGTACAATGCAGATCTCAAGAATAGATGGGATGAATACGTTTTGAAAATGAAATTGTATTCAAGTGGTTTTGCAGATATCTACTCACGATATCTTGAAAATGACAACTATGAGGTGATTGGCTAATGGCAGTAAAGAATCTTGAGTACTATAAACAACAAGTACGAAAGAAGTTCCCTAATTATTCAGAGGCACAAGTCCTTGCTGCTGCCCAGTCAGCTTATGAGACAGATCCTGAGTCAACATTCAAGAAGACTAAGACTAAAATTACAAATACAGGCAAGCCTACTTTTGATATAGGAGACGAAGAAGGGGACGTATCTGGCGTTCTTCTAGGATTTGGGACAGGTGCAAGTCTTGTTCCGATGAAGTTAGAGCCTTATGTTATCAGTCTACTCAAGAAGAATCCTAAGGCTTATGCTTCTATTAAGAAGTCAATAGAGACCGTGACTGGTCGTAAATATAATGATCCAAATTTGGTTGGAGCATACGTAGCAAGACTAGCAGAAAATATCTACCAGTCAGATGATGCCGCAGCAAAGATGGTTTCATTAGAGGATTACCTTCGACTTGCAGCTCAGTACAGAACTTCCGCTGGCGCAGGTGCTGCTGCTGTACCAACACGACAGATATATCAAAAGACTGAGGCAGAACGTAGAGATATCCTCAACCAATCAGCACAAAAACTTCTTAATCGTGATTTTAACAGTGATGATATGAAACAGAACTGGTATAAAAATCTAAAGATAGCCCTTGATGAAATGATTGACAAGGGAACATTGACAACTACAAAGAAGGTCAGAAATCCCAACACCGGTAAGATTGAGAATGTTGTTGAATCTAGACCTTATTACTCCGAAGAAAAGATTGCTGGTGTTGCAGAAAAGGCTATCCAAGAAAATCTTAAAGAGGATACTGACCGCGCACTTCGTAACAGATTTGGTTCGTGGCTAATAAAGGAGGTCGCTTCTAATGGCTAGACCAAGACTTGAATCAAGTTCAGGTAAACCAACTACACCAATGACTATTGCTGATATCGCCGAGAAACTTGGTCTTGCTGCTGCGTTGTTGACCGACCCGCTGTATGGGGAAAAAGCTGACCCGTTTATGGCAGAGGTTTTTTCTTTATTTGAGAAAGATCCTCTTAAGGCACGTGAGATTCTTAACTATAAAACAAAGTTTGGTAAGTTAAATTCCAATGCACAAATTCGTTATATCAATATGCTCCAAGATGAGCCAACCTTTCTTAATACTCAGGCAGACTGGCTATCAAAAATTTCTAAACAGTTAAGACAAAAAGGTATTCCTTTTACGGAAGATAAACTTAAAGAGTTGTATCTTACCGGCAAATCTGAGAATGTTATTATAGATGAACTCATAAAGGGTACTTCTTTTACTGGCGGCCCTACTGATATTACGACCGTAGGTGGCACTGCTGGAGAAAGATATAATAAGTTACTTTCTACTGCTCGCCGTAATGGTGTCTCAATCGAAATGTTACCAAAAGTACTTGGGTTTACAAGTATAGATGAAGTCCTTGACCAGTTAGAATTTGGTGAGTCTTTGGCTGTATATGACCAACGTATACGTAACTATGCTAAGACCGCTATGCCTGAATATGTTAAATCTTTACTAGACCAAGGACAAGATTTGCAAGATGTTATAGCTCCTTATGTTGCTACATATTCAGATGAGCTAGAAGTTCCATACACATCAATAGATGTTACTAATAAATATGTTCAAGATGCTCTATCAAAAAATATGAATTTATCAGATTTTAGAAGAGCCTTAAGACAAGATCCAAATTGGGCTTATACTGATAAAGCAAAAAGAGAAGTATCAACTTCAGCTCTTCAAGTTCTTCGTGACTTCGGATTCCAGGGGTAATAATGGCTGACAAAGACAAAACACTTACAGATATTGTTGGCTCAGGTTTGAGTCAATGGGTACGTGACCCAGCCACAGGTAAATGGCTTAGCCCGCAAGAGACCATAGAGAGATTACGCCAGGCTATAGAAGCTGGCTACGAACCTGGAACACGAGGAACAGTAGACCTCACAACTGGTGAGTACAGAAGTAACCTTACTCCTGCAGAAAAACTTAATATGGCTTTAGGCCAGTTACTTCAAAACATTCAGTATGAAGGTGCAGGCTTTCCAACTGAAGCTAAAGGTCTTCTTGGTTACTTAGGTCAAGGTAAACTTGGTCCAAGAAGAGACTTTACTAATGAGTCCTACAAAAATATATCCCGCGATATTTATAAGGCAGACCCTACTAGTTGGGCTATATCACAAGAAAAAATTGGTAAAGTATTTGACGTACCTCAAGATGATGGGCCAACTATTCGCTCTATTGTTTTGGACCCAAATCAAAAAACTTTAACACCAGAACAACTTGAACTTGCTAAGCAAAATCCAGGAATGAGATTCCTAGACCCAGTTTCTGGTCTTCCTGTATTTGGTGTAATGGCATATCCAGAAGGTTTAACTGGGCCTATACCACAAGGAAATATTCCTTGGGAAAGTTTATATGCCAGCCCATTTGCCCCAACTAGTAGTGTTCCCAGTACTGCTGGCTTTAATAGCGCAGAAGAAGCCGCAGCATTTGCTGCAGGTGGCGCAGGCGGTGCAGGTAGTGGATACAACCCAGCAAGAGAAGCACGCCAATCGGCATATGATTTGCTGTATCAGCAATTTGAGCAGTACGGACTCGGAGGTCTAGTTACCCCGCTTAAGAGTCTTATTGAAAGCAATGTAAGTCCAGCAGAGTTTACTCTTCGTTTGAGAGAGACCGATGCTTACAAGAAACGCTTTGCTGCTAATCAATCACGTATCCAGAAAGGATTACGTGTCTTATCTGAGGCAGAATATATCCAACTAGAAGACCAATATCAAAACGTTATGCGTCAATATGGCCTGCCAGAATCTTATTATACTCGTGGAGAAATGGGTCGCCAAGAAGGATTTGAGAAATTCATTGGCGGAGATGTATCTCCATCAGAACTATTAGACAGAATCCAGACAGCACAAAATCGCGTTATCAACGCCAATCCAGAAGTTGCTGCATCACTACGCCAGTTCTATCCTGAAGTTGGTCAGGGAGATTTGCTTGCATACTTCCTTGATCCTGACAAGGCTTTACAGAATATTAAGCGTAAAGTTACCGCTGCTGAAATTGGTGGAGCTGCAACCATTGCAGGACTTACCACTGGACTACAGAGAGCAGAAGAACTAGCAGGCTATGGAGTTACCGGAGAAGCAGCACGTCAAGGCTTCCAGACCGTAGCAGGAATCCTACCTCGTGGTGGACAACTAGCTGAGTTCTACAAACAAAGTCCATATACACAAGCAACCGCAGAGCAAGAAGTCTTTGGTCTTGCTGGTGCTACAGAAGCAGAAAAGCAACGCCGTAAGTTGGCTCAACTTGAGTCAGCAGCCTTCTCTGGTAAAACAGGAATGGCTGGAGGCGCACTAGCCCGCGAAAGAGCAGGGCAATTCTAGGCCTGCTAACAGAACTACCGGCCTGTTAGAGAGACATCAATACCGGCAGTAGGAGCCATACAGCGTCCCCCAAACTGTATGAGGCCTGCGACAACTACTAAACAAGGGAGATGGACCTATGTCCAACTACGACTACGAAGATGACGACTTTGAGAATAATGACTCGAATGATCTCGTCAAACAGTTGCGTAAGGCAACGAAAGCAAAAGACAAAGAACTCGCTGAATTAAAGGCGCAGTACGAGTCACTTGCAAAATCAAATAGAGAACGAGCAATCAAAGACGCCCTAAATAGTCGCGGGGTAAACAGCAAGATTGCTGCATTTATCCCACAGGATATAGACCCAACTGAGGAGTCTGTATCAAAGTGGCTTTCTGATTACGCCGATGTATTCGGTGTTCAGCAGGCCGAAGCACAGGCTGCACCTAATGTAGATCCAAGACAAGCGGCTGCGTATCAGCGGATGACCAATGCTGTAGAACAAGGAATTACTCCTGAGTTCCAAGCACAGGTACATCAGAAGCTGATGAACGCACAAAGCCGTGAAGAACTGGATGAAATCATTAGGTCATCTGGGCTGTAAAAGACCGAACCTAACCGAAAGGCAAATTAAGTGGCAATTCCTACAGGTACGCTTACCTCGTCTTCGACAATCAGCAACCTAGTCCAGACAGCATACGATCAGTATGTACGTATGGCTCTTCGCTCCATCCCAGTGATGCGTGCGTTGGCTGATGTCAAGCCAGTACAGCAAGCTATGCCAGGTTCGTCAGTTGTATTCTCCATCTACTCAGATCTCGCAACAGCGACTGGTACTTTGACAGAAACTTCTGATGTTTCCTCAATCGCACTCGGTAACCCATCACAGGTTACTGTAACTCTCAATGAGTACGGCTCAGCCGTAACAACCACCAAGAAGTTGAACCTCACATCGTTCAACGACGTAGATGCAGCTCTTGCTGACATCATTGCTTACAACGCTGCAGATTCAATCGACACCGTTGTAGCATCAACACTCACTGGTGGAAGCAACGCCCTTTATGGCGGAACCGCAACCGGAACAAATGATGTTACATCATCCGGCACAATGACAACTGCTCTTATCCGTAAGGCTGTTGTTCAACTTCGCACCAACAAGGCAGTACCTCGCATTGGCGAACTCTATGCTGCCTACCTACACCCACGTCAATCTGCAGACCTCCGTGCCGAATCAGGCACCGGCGGATTCCAGGAATTGAGCAAGTACGTTGATCGTACTCCGTTCGTTGCTGGTGCAGTCGGAGTTCTCGAAGGTGCTTTCATCGTCGAGACACCACGTGTTCCTTCTGCTGCGAACACTCAATCACCTGCAGTTACTGTCTACAAGGCAGTCGTTGCTGGCCGCGAAGCACTTGCAGAAGCGCTCGCACAAGATACTTCAGTCGTCATCGGTCCTGAAATCGACGCTCTACGTCGCTTCCGTACCATCGGCTGGTACCTCTTCGGTGGCTGGAACCGCCTCCGTGAAGCAGCTCTCTATCGTATCGAGACTGCAACAACAATCAACTAGTTTGTTGTCTATCAAGCAGGGGCAACCCTGCTTGGTGGTGAATTAACTAGGAAAGGAAGTTATGGCTTATAGATTGACAACACCTTGGCGTTGGGAAACGTGGGGCGCGAACTACACAGAGTTCACTCCGTACTCACGTCTTGCTGCAAAACCAATTACTGGTGGTTCAATTACAGGCACAACTAATCCATACCTGACAGACATCCCACGTGGATACACATTTATTGTTAATGGAACGACAGTAACAACAGAGCAGACGCCTAGCCAAGACACGCTGGCTGCTGCCGATTCGTACTACTTAGGCGGAGCCGAATATATTATTAGCAACTCTGAAGCACAAATCTTCATAGATGCCGGATATTCAAGCTACCTGACTGCGATATAAAATGCCTAGATACGATTACATCTGCCAGACTTGCAAAGTAAAAGAAGAGATTTCCAAATCATATTCAGACTTTGACAAGAAAGAAATTTGCTCAACCTGCGATAACGAGATGGTACGAGCAATCAATATGCCGAACTTTGCAGGGTGCTTCCCTACCAGGCAAGGATGGGATAAGACCAAAGAAAAGAACTGGGACTCAGAATTGGATTCATACTACTCTGCTGTGCGGCAGGGAGTCGAGCCAATATCCACCAAGAAAAAAGACATCGACGCTGCATTGATGTTATCAAACGAAGCTGGCAAGGCTTTCGACGGTAACACTATGGGCTTCAAGGAGAACTAAAATGCCAATCAACGATCCAGAACAATACGAGATGGAAGACGAATTTTTGCCTTGGCCATCTGATACCAATGACAAACCCTTTATGACCTATGACAAGTTAATGTCAGGGGCAATGGGTAAGCCAGCACCAAAGCAGGGCAAGTAATGAAGAAGAAAGCCGCAGCCAAGAAGGTCGAGAAAGTTATGCGTGAGTTCAAAGGTGGAACCCTTCACTCAGGTAAGAAGGGACCAGTAGTTAAGTCCCGTAAGCAGGCTATCGCTATCGCTCTATCCGAAGCGGGTAAAGCCAAGAAGAAAGGCAAAAAGTAATGGGATCACCAGTTCCAGGAAGTAATAAAAAAGTTAACCCTTTAACTCCACCCAGTAAAGTCTCACCTAGAAAAAGACGCCAAGTGGTAGTACAACCTGGCGGAGCAGGCGCATATTCTGTCGATGACGAGATTGTGCGTACGATGCCAATTACCGTTTCTCAATTAAATCAAATTAAGAAAGCGTACAGAATCAAGTAATGTCATCGGGCAAATACAAACGCCACGATGGTTTCAATTCGGTGAGAATCAAAGACGGAATGGTTGTTCGCCTGAACAAGAATGGGACTGTCAGAGCAGTTCTAGGAAAGTACGGAGAATATGGCAAGCAAGAAGGATCCAAGACTCGCTAGAGCTGGTGTCTCTGGCTTCAATAAGCCAAAGCGTACACCTAGCCATCCAACTAAATCACACGTTGTCGTAGCCAAAGAGGGTAGTGAAGTTAAGACTATCCGCTTTGGTCAACAAGGTGTTACTGGTGATAGGCAACCGACTAAACGTCAAGCATCATTCAAGGCTCGTCACGCTAAGAACATTGCCAAAGGCAAGATGTCTGCAGCGTACTGGAGCGATAAAACCAAATGGTGACAGTACAACAAAGAGCAGACGGACGCTGGACAAAACCTTGTTCAGAGTGCGGAGAAATGCAAGACTATCTAAGAAAGACTTATGCAGAACAATCTCTTAGAGAAAACAAAACTTGCAAGAAATGCTCTAATAGAAAAACTGAAAATAACCATCGGGGTATGTATAACCTGATAAGACTTTCTTGGTTTGAAAAGTCAAAGAAAAGTGCAGAACTAAGAGGCTTAGTATTTGATTTGTCCATAGAAGACATCTGGTTTTTATATACAGCGCAAGAAGGAAGATGTGCTCTATCTGGTATGTCAATAGGATGGGCTGAAGTTGGAGCAATTCATTCAGCATCTATTGACCGTATAGATAGTTCTATGGGTTACATCAAAGATAACGTTCAGTTATTACACAAAGATGTAAACTTTATGAAACAACAATTCAGCCAAGAATACTTTATTGAAGTATGCAAGGCGATAGCAGATAAGGTGAAGTGGTGAAAAAGGTAGCATTTTGGGACAAAAAGTCACCTAACAAAACATCAAAGAAATTAACGCCTGCACAGAAGACCGCTGCTAAGAAGCGTGCTAAGGCTGCAGGTCGTCCATATCCAAACTTAGTGGATAACGCAGCAGTAGCGAAAAAGAAAAAGTAAGGAGTAGATAGTGGCACTAGGAGTGTACGGAACGACTCTCAACGATGAGTTGAATCGTCTGGCAAATGGTGGAACCTACCGCACAATGGGTAATATGGTTGATATGGCACTTGCTGCACAGCAGTGGGCTACCCAAAAAAGTGTCACTACTACCGTCACAGATACAGTAGGAGTGTT